GAATCTAAGTGACTACGGATCTGAGCGTCAATAGCTTTCTGCATATTGTAGCCCTTCTCAGCAGTACCACGACCCCAGAAACGACCAGGCATGGAATCAGCTTGATAGGCGACAACAGGACGATCCTTCATCATGTAAGGATTCTCTTCAGCTTTTAAGAGCCACTGATCATCAGCGATGATTACGATAGCCTCTACCATGTCTTGGTAGTCTTCAGCCATCGAACCTTCAGGGAATAGATCTACAATCTCTTCTCCGTCTTTCTTCTGTAACTCTTCTAAGTATTCCTTAGGAACAAGACCATAGTAACGAATGACTCGTACCTTGTCGTCCTGCTTAGGAGACATCTCTTGGACAGGCTCTAAGTCCATGTCGTTGTAGCTAGGAGTGATTCCTACTTTACGATATGTACCATCGACCATGCCTTGAACAATCTTGTGATAAGCAACATACTCCTCGATTGCAACACCTAAGGATGATTCTACATCACGAGCGTTAGGATCAATGAGGAAGTTACGAGGATTGATTGGGTGGAGCTGAACCATGAACTTCTTCTGTTCAGTAACACCGATAGCTGCCATAGCAGTGCCAGGGATAGGCTGGGTAGAAGGAGACATCACTGTCTTCTCTTCTACGGTAATCTCTCCGATACCTGTACCGTACAGTTCTCCTAAGAGAATAATATCATCTAATGCTTTCTTAACCTTTGAGAACTTAAAGTCCTCATGCATCTGTTGACGTACTAAAGCGATATCGCCTTTGTCAGCATCAGTGCGATCATCAACAATATCAAAGAACTCACCACGACCAAAGACAGCTTCAGAAATCTCAGCTTGCTTCGACTCAACAGCTTGTTGGAGGGCGGGAGTAACAAGACGAGATCTTTCGGACTCACGAGTCTTGTCAGCCCCATCCCAGATTCCTCGGAACAATCTTTCATACTCTTCCCATTTATCTAAATAGTTTACATCTCGGTGATCTCTCCAACGATTGCAATGATCTACGATGAATGAGACTAACTCACGATCATCTTCTGTTGTGATATCTTCTTTAAATTCAGCCATGTGTTAAATTCCTGGAATAGTTGATTGTGGAACTTGCATCTGAAACGGATCTACCATTGCTGCTTGAGCAGTACCAGCACGAGGAGCAGTCATGTTATCGATTGTCACACCTGCCATACGATTCTGAGGATCTGCTTCAATAGCTTGCATAGCAGGATTAGCAGCTCTTTCTGTGGCACTTAAACCACGACGCTGCTCAGTCTGACGAGCGAATACTTCTCCAGCTACTTTCATATAGTCTTGTATAGACTGCATATAAGCAGCACTAGAAATATCTTTTGCTTCGATAGCACCACTCAATCTAGGATACTTTTCAGCTCTTGTTATAAATTTATCAGCTAGTTCTTTACTACGAAAAGCTTTTTCTAAAGAACGACGAGCAGATAAACCATCTACTCTGACCAATCCAGCAATAGCTTCAGATACTTGATCTGTACTAAACCCTAGATTTTTAAACTGTTTAGCAAAAGCTACGGAATCTTCAGGAGACTTAGCAACCATTGTTCCAAGAACTGCTTGTGCGTCATTATGTAATTGGTTTTCTCTTAGAACAGTACTGAAACTTTCTCCTTTGGTAAATAACTCTTTACCTTGTACATAGTGCTGAATTTCATGGACAGCAACATTCAGTGGAGTGTCTGCTTGTCTCCAGTCAGAATGCTGGCGATTAAACAGAATCATATTGTCTTTGGGAGAAAAAGCTGCTAAACGAGAATCTACAGGATCATCAATAAAGCTTATAGTAACGTCTTCAATATCGGGATAAGCTTTTTTTAGTGCGTCTGCTTTAAATACTTCATCGAATGCTAAGACTTCATTCTCAGGGATCTTATTAAGGTCTACACCTTTGCGTAAGTCTACATTCTTATCGCTGATCTCTAGCATTGCCTTGTTAGCTACAGGATCAAATGCTATGGCTTCTTTACCGTAGATTGTATTCCACTCCTCAGCAGGTAACTTAAACCAGTCACGCTGTGCGTTCTCTAAGAGATTCGTAGCTGCAGGAGCGTCAATCATACCTGCTGCTCCTAAGTTGCTAATACCTTCTCTACCAATAAACATCTCAGGTACTAGACTAGGTGCTACTCTGCTAGAACCTTTAAACAAGCCTTGTGCCTCTAAGTTATCTACTAACCCAGGAGCTACCATCCTAAATAAGCTACCAGTTATACTCATTTAATATCCCGATATAAAGTCATTAGGTTCATATTCATCGTCCATCTCATCTGTAAAGTATGTTGTTACAGCTAACTGGTCGACATAAGATAAAGCATCTACTAAGTCGTCATGCACCTGCGAAGTAGGGAACATTAGAAGCTGATCCACAAACTGTGTCCAATCCTCTTCTTCATTTAGTGTTACCTTACCATGCTCGAATCGTCCTTGTAATGCCCAGACAATCCTCTCAGTCTTTTGTTTACCACCATGCGTTAAATCTTGTATCGTTGCGTAGACGTTGTTTGATCTCATTAGATCACTGAGGTAGGGCAGTACAGCGTTACGTACTGTTCCTCTTTCAATTCCTACACCTACTGGTTGAAAATCTCTGATGTTCTTAAGAATCCTTGCTGCTGCATCCTTAACATCCCATCGTCCATGCTCAATCTTCTTTATAAACCAGTCACCATCTTCAGTTACTTTTACTACTGCGATAGCTGATTCATCTAATTTCTTTGCTCTTGCGGAGGAGTAGTTAACATTGGTAAAACCTGCTAAGTCTATTGCTATGTAATAGACACCTTCACTGGGTTCTTCTCCGTACTTTATCCACTGTTCCTTGAATAAGTCTGTTCCTGCGTTGTCGAAGCTTGCTTCGTATTCCTGTTTAAAACTAAATGACGATAAAGTCTTTTTAGCTCCTTCAATCTCTTTCGGATCAATGAGCGGGTTATCTTTCGTTGTAAAGTGCCAGCTTTTCCACTCCTGATCCTCTTCAGACGACCCCAGATTATACATATCGTAGAACCAGTTGCGTCCCTTCGGAGTCCCAATAAAGAGTGCTTTACCCTTTTTGTCTGATAACGCTGCACGTAAAACCTTCTCCCAAGTATCTGGTTTAATGTCAGCTACCTCGTCCAAGACCAAAAATGTTAAGCTGACCCCTCGAAGGGTATCTGGTCTATCAGCTCCTCTGACATATATCTTAGCACCATTAATCAAAGTGATGTCCATATTATTTACATGGGAGTTTGTTATCACTTCTCTGCCAAGATCCATCAGCAAGTCCCAGATAATCTGTCTGGCTTGTCCTTGCGTAGGAGCTACGTACATAACCGCACTACCTGCTGGACATCTCAGTCCCTCTACCAAGAGGGCTACTGCTGAGAGTCTACTCTTTCCACAGCGACGACCTGCTACGATTACCTTAAACCTAGTGTCGTCACTAAATACTTTCTTTTGCCAAGGCAGGAGTTCGAAGTTAAGATTCATCTTCGTCTTCCATGTCGATGGTCTCTACAGCTTCCACCTTAGTCTCACCCAAGCCAGTAATGTTAATTGTTACAGCATTCCGCTGACCCTTAGCATCCTTTTCAAAGAGTGAGACAGGTAGAAGTCTGTCCATGCACATCTTTAGACATGCTACCTGATCTTTATCTTCATCGTCCAAGGCTTTTCTTAAGACAGTGTCTATGACCTTAGTTCCAGTAGTACTCAGGAGTCTTGCTTTGAATTCAGCGATCCTTCCTGTGTCACCCTGGGGACGACCTACCTTACCTCTTTTACGCTTCGCTTCTACGACAGCCTTAGGTGGACGACCCCTACGAGGTATAGACACAACAACCTGATTGTCTTCTTTTTCTTCTAAGTCCACTCTAAGCCTTTTCCTACGTAAGTAGAGACTAACATTTAAAAATTACTACTCTTCTAAGTTTACTTCTAAGTTAACTAAGTAGTTTTTATATTGTTTGTTTTTTATATTGTATTTACTTAGGAGCTAACATAGCGTTTTTTCTCCTTAGTACAACTATTATACCACACTTATGAGAATTTGTCAAGTAATATTTTACTATGATGTTGACTACGTAGCACATTATGTACAATACCTGTCTATTTTGTGTACTATAGTTAACACTTCTATGCGGGTCTACCCAGTAAACTAGCACGTATTCCGCAGTATTGACTCTGTCACCTTTTCTTAGTTAGCTTATTGAGTCTGTCCCTTTTATCTAAGTCCTTGATTTTACTAGGAAGACTACCTGCTTAATTTTTAATCAATATGCCTAATTATTAGGCACTTCTTAATTTAACTTTTTAGGTGTTTCAGAGGGTTCTAACGTACTAGTTTGTTTGCAGAGCCCCCTCCCCCTAGCATACTTTTGAGTACTTGTCAATAGGTAGTTTCCCTAATAGACAAACTAGCTAGAATCTGCTAAGTGAGGGAGTTATAGTGTCACTCTATCGCTATCCAGGACTCAATAGAACTAAACTATAATACTAGGGTTTTCCCTAATAGACATCTGCCTAGACCTGCGATATACTAGACTTATCAAATCAAGAAAGGAATTAAAAATGTTATATGCAAATCTAGTAGGTAATCGCAAATCAGGATTTAAACTAGAAATTACTAATGACATCCAAACCCGTAAACCAATGGTTACAGTTAATGGATTAAAAGGTATCAAGGAAGCAAGAGCAACAGCAAAGCGTTACAATGCGAAGTGCTGGAATTTCTAAGGGTTTATCCCTATAGACAGTAGTAAGTTTATAGGGTATACTTGAATCATCAAATACAGGAGGTAATACTATGAGAGCACCAACACCAGAAATTTTTAGACTGTATGTAGACGATAAATATATTGACTATTATGGTAGTTTAAAGCGTGCAGAAATTACAGCTAGAATGTACCGTAATCAAGGTAAAACTGTAAAGATTCTGGAAGACATGCTAGACGGAACAGGTACACTCAACGAAGTTAATTATCAACTAGACTAAGGGTTTGCCCTAGTTGACTAAATCAGTTAACTAGGGTATTCTTAAAACACTACAGGAGGTATTACCATGAAATTAGAATTATCAATTACTCAAAGAAGGCTAGTTTTACAAGGTTTATGGAAAGAACAAGACATGTACTTAGACATGTTAAACAAGACTAAGGACGAAATGGTTACTAAGCATTGCTTTGAGAATATTAACCAGATTATGGAATTAGAAGCTAAACTATTGGGGAGATAAGGGTATGTACCAATTTACAATTAATGGGAAAGACTTTAAATTTAAGACATTGAAAGAAGCTAGGTATTATGCTTCATTTAACGAAGGTATGACAATTATTAAAAAGGTTAAAAAATGATTAATTACTACTACGATGAAGAGCAAGGGGTTTATGAATTATATTTTAATGATACTCTATTAGTAGAACTACCTTATTGTGATATACTAACCACTGAAGAAGCAGAAAACCTAGCAGATGAATTATACAATCAATATTTGGAGGCTCAAAAATGATCAAACTAAGCAAAACAAGTAAGCTAGATGGAATTTTATCTTGGTCTCTTCAAGCTTTAGAGACATGTCCCGCAAGTAAGAATAAGGATGGGTCTCTAGTACCTGCTTGCCAAGGTTGCTACGCTACCACAGGAAATTACAGGTTTGCCAATGTAAAGAAGCCAAGGGAATTTAATAGGGAGGATTGGAAAAGGGACTCATGGGTTAACGATATGGTAATGGCTCTAGAGAATTCTAGATACTTTAGATGGTTTGATAGTGGGGATATGTATGATCTAAGCTTAGCCAATAAAATCTTAGCAGTAATGAAAGCTACTCCATGGTGTAAGCATTGGCTACCTACTCGCATGCATAAGTTTATTAAATTTCAGCATACCATTGACGCTATGATGTCTCTAGATAATGTAGTAGTAAGATTCTCTAGTGATAGTGTTACAGGTGAGATCATCAACGGACAAACTACTAGCACAATATTTAGCGATACAGTACCCGAAGGGGCTCTAGAGTGTAAAGCTTATCAGCATGAAGGAAAATGCAATGGATGTAGGGCTTGCTATGCTAAGGACGTGAAAGTAATAGCATATAAAGCCCATGGAGTTAAAATGGCAAAGGTTATTAAGATTGTTGCAATGCAGTAGACTTAGGGTTTATACCTATAGACAATGCAGGAATTTATGATAGAATGTATTTAACTTAGGAGATTAAATTATGAGCGTATGTAATCAGATTAAAGAGATTGTATTTGATGGACGTAAACCTAGCTATGCCAAGGTAATGAGGGCAGTAGGGGAAGAGATTAGCCAAGGTAATACAGATATCACTGTACTTTGGGGCGAGAATTGGATAGACTTATATTTTGATCATAGAGTTAATCAGTGGTTTGGTAGTGGATGGATTAGGGATATTGACGGATCTTATATCGCTACTGAGCTCAATACATTTTCATAACGGAGGAAGATATAATGAACATAGAGAACGTAGACGACAATGAATTAAAAGAGATTAAAGCTTATGTTAGAGGGTTGATTGAAGGAGTCAAAGACACTCATAAACCCGAAGAGGTAGACATTATCTTAGAAGATTATTGGAATGCATGGGATAACACAATAGATATTAATATTTGGATTGATGAGTCAGACCCTAAGCGATACCTATGTACATTATATCGCATAAGCGAATCAGGATATACTGATATGGAAACATTTCAACGATTAGATTATATGAGGAGATAAATATATGAACCGATACAATAACGATAGCTACTATGAACCAGAAGACGAGCTAACTGAGGAGGAACTAGAAGAGCTAGAGCTTGAGTTAGATGAGACAGACTTTATTGATGAGGATGATTGGTATGATTAATAACGAAGACAAGTACATTAAATATATTTTATGGTTTGCACTTGCTTACTTTGGTGGACATGTGCTATACTATATCGGGTTAGAATTATCTTGTTACTTATACGGAGTACTACAATGAGAAAGCTATATAAGATTTTAGATTATGATGGTTCAGTTGTTAGAATCTTTGGTTATAAAGAAGAGGCTGAGAGATTCTTAAGACTAGATAAAAGCTTTAAGATTCAAGTACTTGGGATAGAGCGTAAGCGTAATGCTGAGAATAAATTTAACTGGGCTTATAAGAACTTAGGAGATGCACTGCTATGAGATGCTACTGCTGTAATAAAATGCTGTCAGATTTTGAAGCCACTCGTAAGAGTGTACATACAAATGAATACCTGGACATGTGTAATAAATGTTACGCTACTGTCAGTGATGACTTACTAACTTATGAAAGAGCAGACCTATACGATGAAGACGAAGATTACGAAGGAGACGAGGGACTGGATAGTAACGAGTATGATTCATTTAATCGTATGGATAATAGGGTTGACAATGATATTTAAATATGTTATACTATCTACTAAGTAGTTATCTATATAGATAGTTTTTTATATAGTATTATATTAATATAACTTAGGAGTTAAACTTAGGAGTAACTATGGAAGATAACTATCAAGAAGAAATGCACTACCACTTTGCAATACAAAACATGATTGATTGTGCAGGTCGCTATGGTATCGATACAGTCTTACAAGATATCGTTGATGCCTGGAACTTTAAACTAAAGCAACACGATACCACTGCTGAGTTTTCCTACGAATGAACCTAGAGATAACGCACCAACGAACTGCTAAGTGGAAGGAAGATACATGGGATGTCTTAGATAAACCAAGCTATCAATGGACTAGTAAGACTGAGCAGTCACCAAGCTTTGACCTACTGCGTGATGCACTGCAGTGGATTATTAAACACGATGAGGCATTGAATGAAAACAGATAGTAATTTTTTAAAGCACATACCTTGTAGTACCTGCGGATCTTCAGATGCTAACAGTATCTATGATGATGGGCATGAGTACTGTCATAAGTGTGGAACTTATAAGAAAGGCTCAGAGGCGATGGTTCAGGCTGTCCTAAGGGAGGGTATTACCACACCTACGAACTCCTCTCCTAAGCAGTTTAAATCAGTTCTAGAGGCATTGGCTAATGTAGAAGCTACCCCAGTTGTAGAGCGTGGTATATCTACACAGACTATGCACTTCTTTGGTGCAGGTTCTGATGGTACTAGTTACTACTTTCCATATTGTGATATGACTGGTAAGGTGGTGGCTGCTAAGACTCGCTCAATGACTGAGAAACAATTCAGTGTGATGGGTGACTGGAAGGAAGCAGTGCTCTTCGGACAGAACAAGTTTACTCCAGGTGGTAAAGCTATCACGATTACCGAGGGTGAGTTTGATGCACTGTCATGCTATCAGTTGACAGGTTCTCGCTACCCAGTGGTATCCATTCGTAATGGTGCGACATCTGCATTGAAGGATTGCAGAGCAAGCTTCGAGTACCTAGATTCCTTTGATAAGATTGTGATCTGTTTTGATAACGATGAGCCAGGTCAGCAAGCAGCGAATCAGGTTGCTGAATTATTTGGCAGTAAAGCACACATCTTTAAATTCCCTAAGCAGGAACTCAAGGATGCCAATGATTACCTGATTCAAGGTTATGTTAAGGAGTTTGTTGAGGAGTGGTGGAACGCAGAGAAGTATGTACCTGATGGTATCGTAGCAGGATCTACCTTGTGGGAGCTAGTAAACCAGCCAGTTGAGAAGGCTGAGGTACAGTATCCGTATCATGGTATGAATAACCTTACCTATGGTATTCGTTTAGGAGAACTCGTTACAGTTACTGCAGGATCTGGACTAGGTAAGTCTCAGTTTATGCGTGAGATTGTGTGGCAGATTCTTAATAAGACTGAGGATAACATTGGTCTCATGTTCTTGGAGGAGTCGGTCAAGAAAACTGCTAAGAGTTTGATGTCACTTGCTGCAAATAAACCATTACACTTACCTGATTGTGACGCTGATAAGGAGGAACTACGCTATGCATTTGATGCTACCCTTGGAACTGATCGTGTATTTTTGTTTGATCATTTTGGGTCTACCGCCATTGACAATATTATCAACCGAGTACGATTCATGGCAAAAGGTC